AGCTTGTTCTCGCTACGCGGTAGCCTCCGCCAGCGATAGCCCTTGGTCGCATGGAGGGTGTATTCGTTATTCGGCGCGACATGGGCGATGCCGATGATGGAGTTGTAGGGCAGGCCCTTGCGAGTGGGGCGTGAAGCATTAGCCCACATGCGGTAGCTGCGGAAGCGGGCGGGATGGCGGCTGATGCGGGGCATTGGCTCAAGTTCCCTTTGCCAAACCAATACGCTCCATGCGAGCATCGGCTTCATGTGTCTCCTCAGCAATCAACGCGCGCTGTATTTCAACCTGCGCTTCGAGCAGATAGCCAAGTATCTCACCATGTGACAGCTCGCCATTCTGCCATTGGGTCATGTGTTGATCTAAGTTGAAGTGCTTCATGCTAATCCTCCTATTTGCTGGCTCGCCACGCCCCGCAATCATGCGCCCGGCGGCTTCGCAAGTCAAATCACGTTTTCGTGATGTGGAGCGCGGGCGCGTGGGCATTAATGGTTCATCTCGCTATAATCGCAAGGATAGAACCATAGCTCGTTATTGTCGTCGTCATATGCAAGCTCGAATTTCGGAATAGTCCAACAGGTGTCAGCATCATACAGCTTAATCTTGGCATCACTTGGTAACCCCGCGATAAACTGGCGCAATTCATCAACGGTCCATTCTCTAAAGGTCGTATGATCTATTGCTCGGCGCATCGCGCCCTCCCTCTCGCATTGTAGTAACACTATACCACGGCTTTGCCGAAATGTCCATCGCTATTTCCCCCAATCGCCACGCTCATCTAGGTCATGCTCCGCCCTCGCTCTGATACCGTGGTCATGATGCACTCATCCCCTCCTCACACCATGCTCATGGAACTCATTCATGGATGTTGGCACATGGGTGCCCAGCCATCGTCCGGGGTGCCCAGCGTGCTCTGACTGGGCTTGGGTGGGGTTCTACGAAGAATATATACACACTATAGACCCTACCCCCGGTCAGATGCAGCCAGACCGAGAAAGGCCCGCCGGACGGTGGTAACACCCCCATGCCCGAAGGTCCATGAATGAGTCCCACGAGGCGGGTTTGAGCAGGGTGTGACAGGGGTTTGAGCGGGATATGAGGAGGATATTTGCGCGGCGTCGAGCCCACGCCATGCGCTGCGTTGTAACAATTCGTGATTTGCCAGCGCCGCCGCGATCTGGCATTGTGCCCGGCATGGCAATCACGCCATTGGAGAGCAAGCACATGACCGCACCGACCTTTAACACATCCGCCATCGCGACCGATCTCACTTGGCAGAATATCGACCCCGCATCCCTGCCCACGCCGCTGGCCAAGCTGTATGCGTCCTACCGCGCTGAATACGACCGGGCGAAGCAAGCCCGCGAAGCATTCGAGCAAGCGTTCCGCTCTGCCATCGTTGCCCCGTCTGGCACCGAAGCCGTGCTTGGCTATCGCTTCGGCAAGCTGAGCTTCGCCTTTGCCCCGATCAAGGCGAAAGCCTCCGCCAAGAACCTCGTGTCCTTCTCCGCGCTCCAGCGCCGCTAATACCGCACCGCACTAGCTGCACTGCACCTTGGGGCCTGCTTCGAAGGGGGCAGGCCCCAAAATTTGTGCCTTCGCGCGGGCCCAGAGGTGCCCTCAGCACGACGCGTAATTTTTCAAACAGCCATATCCTTGCGGATTCTCCTCGCTTGACTTTCTTGCGAAAGCGTGATCTACTACTCGTAGGACAATAGGAGAGGACTGTGCTACAGGTCGAGGGGTTCACGGATGCGTCGGCGCTGTTGCAGGCGGGGGTTTACCTGCTTGCGTGGCAGGGGACGGTGGTGTATGTTGGGAAATCCCAGATGATGCTCGGGCGGATTTATTCCCACCGCGTTGCCTGGGGCCGAAAGTCCCGCCTGCGCAAGACGGCGCTGATCCCGCCGAAGGGGATTCTCTTCGATCAGGTGCTATATCGCCGCTGCCCGCTGCACGCGGTCGATGCTCTCGAAGCTGCGCTCATCGCGCAGTACCACCCGCGGTATAACACCCAGCTAAAAGCCGCGATCCCGCCTGAGCTGGCGCATCTTGTGAAGCGCATCGTGCCGACCCTCGCGCCCATCCGCGCCATTGTTGACCGACGGGGGTTGTGATGGGCATTGCCAAGCGCACCAAGCCTTGGCCTGATAACAAGCCTGCGCTTCTTGAAGTGCGGCCGCTTACTATTGACGATATCGCCGAGCTTAAGAACAAGCGCACTGAGACCGGCAGGCACAACCCGCTGAAAGAACTTCGTGATAGTCACCACCTCGTTGCACGACTTATCGCATCGGGCCTGCGCACTCACGAAGTGGCTGAGCAATCTGGCTTCTCGATAACATCAGTCTATCGTCTCAACGCGGACCCCGCCTTCAAAGAACTCGTCGCCGTCTACCGCCGCGAGGTCGACATCTCCCACCGCGAGACCATCGATCAATTCAACGCGCTGCTCATCGCCAACCGCATGAAGGCCGAGCGTCATCTCGCTGACCGTCTCGATGACGACGAAGTCACCATCGCCACCCGCGATCTCATCACTATCTCGCGCGACGCCGCGGATCGCACCGGCTTTGGCAAACGCAGCACGCAGGTCCACAAGCACGAGGGCTTTGCCACCGAACTCGAATCCGCATGGGCGCGCAGTGGCAAGGCGAAGCTGATCGAAGGCGCTGTTGTAACCGACGTTCGTCCCGCGCCTGCGGCGCCTCCTTTGGCCCCGGCCCCAGTAGAAAACCAATCTTCGATCGAGCCCGCCACCGCTTCCCGCGTTGCCATCCGGCGCGGGCTCTGATGGGGAGGGGGAACATGTCTGCTTGCTCTGCATGTTCCCCCGGCTTCCGCTATGGATGCTGACCTCGTCCACTGGCTTGCGGCCGTGCGTGACGACCCGCTAGCATTCTGCCTCGGCGCATTCCCTTGGGGCAAGGCCGGGACGGTTTTGGAAAAGTACGATCGCCCGCTCGAATGGCAATGCGAGGTCCTTGAATACCTTCGTACTGGCTTGCTCACGCCGCAAGAAGCAATGCAGCGAGCGACAGCGAGCGGCCACGGCATTGGCAAATCGGCCCTCGTCTCCATGATCCTCCTTTGGGCCATGATGACCTTCCCGGATACCAAGGGCGTCATAACCGCCAACACTGAAGTGCAATTAAAAACGAAGACCTGGGCCGAACTCGGCCGTTGGTTTAACCTCTGCTTCTTCGCCCGCGACTTCTTCGTCCTCAACGCCACCTCCCTTGTATCCAAAGACCCAGAGCGCGAACGCACTTGGCGCGTGGATATGATCCCTTGGTCCAAGACCAACCCGCAGGCGTTCGCCGGCCTTCACAACAAAGGCAAGCGCCAGTTTATGATCTTTGACGAAGCGTCCGAGATCGAAGACATCATCTGGGAAACCGCCGAGGGCTTCCTGACCGACTACGACACTCAGCGCTTCTGGCTCGCCTTCGGCAACCCGACCAAGAACTCCGGCCGCTTCCGTGAATGCTTCGACGGCGGAGCCCACGCTGAGATGTGGGAAACGAAGCAAATCGACTCTCGCACCGTCCCGATAACCGACCGCGCTTATCAAGACAAGCTCATCAAAGCCTACGGTGCCGATTCCGACTACGTTCGCATCCGCATCCTTGGACAGTTCCCGCGCCAAGGCATGATGGAGTTTTTCCTGTCCTCCGACATCGACGAGGCCATGTCCAATGAACGGGAGATATTCATCGATGCAGCCACACCCTTGGCTATTGGCGTTGATGTTGCTCGCTTTGGCGCTAACAACAGCGTTATATTTCCTCGTAAAGGGCGAGACGCGCGTACCATCGCCCGGCGCGTATACAACGGAATCAGCACCACGGAACTAAGCAACCGTGTCTTCGACGCATGGCTTGCCTGGCGTCCCGACGGCATATTCATAGACGGCGGCGGCGTCGGTGGTGGCGTCGTTGACCAATGCCGCACCAAGCAACTCTCCGTCACCGAAGTCCAATTCGGTGGCAAGGACATAATCACCGGCATCGCCAACGACACCTCTGGCGAACGCTACGCTAACATGCGCACCGCCATGTATGGCGCACTCCGCGCATGGATGCGCTCCGCCATCATCCCCAAGGACGACGACCTCCGCCGCGCCATGCTTGCTATCCGTTACACCTTCAACAAGAAGGACGAAATCCAACTTGTCCCGAAGGAAGATATCCTCGCGGACAACCCCGGCCTCGTCCTCGACGATCTCGATGCACTCGCGCTAACCTTTGGTGGCCCGCTTGCTCGTAACGCCACCGCCGGCGGCGAACCCCCTGCGCAGCAGAACCTCGTCCAGTCCGAATACGATCCGTATGAACAATACAAGAAGGAAATCGCAGCGTGAGCAATTTAAAACCATATCGTCCTGTCGATCCGCATCCAGATCGCCCTGTCATATGTACACGCTGTGGCAACCGCGCTGAACAGTATCGTGGCATGTGGCCAAACCCACACGAGCATCCTAATGGTATGCCAGCGGGTACTATCTGTGATCACCATGCTTATACTTGTTTACATTGTGGGCCTGATGAACATGGTGGCTGGCAGATTTCTTATGCAAAGTCTAATGATGAACCAGATAGAATAGTCGTCGACGGTGGTGTGATCGAGCTATGAGCCCCTCCGCCCCAGCCATGCCGCTGCCCCAGCTTCCCGCAGCGCCTGCCGCTCCGCCGCCGGTGTCCTACGCCCCTTCCCAATCCAAGCCGCCGGCCCGCACGCCGTTCTCAACCTTCCTCGGTTCCGGCGCCATGGCCAATCCGGCGAATACTGGGACTAAATCCCTGTTAGGACAATAGCATGGCAACCTCGTTACCAGTTCCGGGGGCAATGCCGGGGCAACCGCCGGGACCACAGGGTCTCGCCTCTGGCGCACCGACCAACCCGCTGAACTTCCTCATCGCCGCAGCTGAGCAGGGCGGCAGCGACCCCCATCGCTCTGCGCCAATCCCTAAGAGCAAGGCTCTGCCAGCGTTCACGCGCAGCACCGGCCGGCACCCCGCCCCACCTATGAAAGTTGTGAAATGACCCCCGGCGAAGTCCACGGCCTCCCGCCCATCGCATCGCCAAAGGATCAACTCCTGCGCGCCTTTCAAATGGGCCGCCTGCTTGGCATGCGTGTGAACAGGTACTCCTGGTGGACCCACTGCCGTGAACTCGCCGATTTCATCCTACCCCGGAGATACAAATGGCTGATTACCCCGAATCAGATGAATCGTGGCTCCCCAATCAATCAACATATTCTGGATTCTACCGGTACATTGGCAGCGAGGAATCTGGCTGCTGGCATTATGTCGGGTACATCTTCACCGACACGGCCATGGTTCAAATTGAAAGTTGGGAGACTCGACTCTACGGGCACTACCCCCATGTCCCTCTGGCTCAGCCAGTGCGAGCGCATCCTACGGATGATCTTCCAAGAATCTAACTTCTACACCGCGATGGCCATCTTCTACTTCGATCTCGTCGTCTTTGGCACCGCCGTCCTCCTTATCTACGAAGACTTCGACAACGTCATCCGCTGCGTCAACCCCTGTTTCGGCGAATACTACATCGACATCGACGGCAACTACCGTCCGGTAATCTTCTACCGCGAATACACTCTCACCATTGGCGCGGTGGTTGACAAATTCGGTTTGGAAAACTGCTCCGCTATGGTTGCTGAGCAATACTCCCTGCCTAACGGCTCGGGCCGCACTCGTGAAATCATCATCGCGCACGCGATAGAGCCCAACGACAACCCTGAGAAATACGGCATACCTCGCGCTTTCGCCTATCGCGAGACCTACTGGGAATGGGGTGGCACCACCAATCCGCAGTCCGGCACCACCTCCCTCGGCTTCCTGCGCAAGCGAGGCTATTATGAGCAATGCGCGATTGTTGGTCGCTGGGATCTCGTTAGCAATGATCCTTACGGCCGTAGTGTGGGCATGGACGCTCTACCGGACATCAAGCAGCTGCAACAAGAAACCCGGCGCAAGGGCCAAGGCATCGACAAGGTCGTCAACCCGCCGCTACAAGCGGATGTGCAACTGAAGAATCAGCCAGCTTCGCTCCTCCCCGGCGGGGTCACCTACATCAACGGCATGATGGCCACAGGCAATGCCGGCATGATGCCGACCTACGGCAACTGGCGCCCGGATATCAAAACCATCGCGGAAGACATCGCGCTGGTGCAGGCGCGGATCAAGACCACCTTCTACAACGACCTGTTCCAAGTCGCCTCGCAATTCGAGACGCGCAGCAACATCACCGCCGTTGAATGGGACATGCGGAAGAGTGAATCACTGGTGATGCTAGGCCCAGTTCTCGAACGCATCCAGAACGAAGTCCTTGCGCCGGTTATTGAACGCACCTGGGCTATTGCTTGGCGGGGCAAGGTCCTTCCCTCCCCACCACAGAATCTCCCCGGCGGCTTTAACGTCAACGTCGACTACGTCTCCATGCTCGCCACCTCTCAGGAGGCCGCCGCTGCCGGCTCTATCGAACGCGTGCTCCAACTCACCGGCCAACTCGCCGGCATCGACCCGCGCATCGTTGACAAAGTCGACTTCGACGCATCGCTTGACATTTACAGCAAGCTCTTGAACAATGATCCCAGAATGATTCGTTCGGACGCGGCAGTTATGCAAATTCGCGCGCAAGCCCAGCAGCAGCAGGATCAGCAGATGCAGGCAGAACTCGCCGAGAAATACGCCGGCGCAGCGCAGTCCGCTGGCCAGATCGACGTTGGCGGCGGACAGAACCTTGTGCAGAAGATGCTGAGCGGGCCACCATCATGAAGCACGCCTTCATCGCCTTCGGCATCGCGTTCCTTGGCTTCGCCAGCGCATTCGCTTGGGGCTTCTGGCGCAGCATGAACTCGACCTCGCTGCCGCTGTCGCCCCTGCTGATCCTCGCCCTCGGCTGTGCCATCGCCGTCTCGTCCTTCTGGTGGCCGCTATGACGGACATGTCCAACCGCAAGACGCTCCGCCGCGCTGAGAAGGCCGCGGCTATCGCCGAATCCAATCGCATCGCGTTCACGCGCACCATTATGTCCACCCCCTTCGGCCGCGAGTGGATGCACGGCCTCCTCGCCGACTGCAACGTGTTCCACACCCCTTTTGTGGCTGGCCACTCAGACACCACCGCGTTCAACTGCGGGGCACAGAACCTCGGCTTGCGCCGATTCGCCGACGTGGTAACCCACTGCCCCGACCAATACGTCATCATGATGCAAGAGCAAGCAACCAAGGACCATCTCAATGACCGATACGACAGTGACGACCGCAGCGCCGACACCGCCACAGCAGCAACCGGGACCGCCGAGGTCGCCGGACGGGACGATCCTGGACCCGACGAGCGCGACCCCGCCAGCTTCGTCGACGAGCACGGATTCGTCAACTCCCGCCCCAACTGATAAGCCGGCGGACAAGACCGGGGACAAGCCGGCGGGCGCAGCCGCCCCGGAGAAGTATGCGGACTTCAAGGTCCCCGACGGCTTCGTCCTCGATCCTAAGGTCTCCGAGAAAATCCTCCCAATGTTCAAAGAGATGAATCTCTCTCAAGAGAACGCGCAGAAGCTCGTTGACACCTACATCGAACAAACCCGCGCAGCGCAGGAAGCGCCTTATCAAGCCTACGCCGATATGATCGCCGGATGGAAAACGCAAGTCGCTGAGAAGTATGGCGCTAGCGTCGAACCCGGTGGTGCCAACGCAGTTGCGGTCTCCCGCCTGCTGGCGCAGCTTGGCCCTGCCGAAGCTCCCTTTCGCGCAGCGATGGATGAAACCGGCGTGGGTTCGCACCCGGCATTCGTTGACGCATTCGTCTCGTTAGCAAAGCTGCTCGGCGAGGGTGACCATGTCCGCGGGAACAACCCATCCCCATTCGGCCAGACCCAGTCTGGTGCAGTCGAGCGCCCTTCGGCCGCCGCTGCAATGTATCCACACCTGCCAAGCGCAGGTCGCTAATCCCATGGCCCGCCCCAGAGGGGACGAACAGCAAAGCTCAGAGGAACCAAGGGTGACTACCAGCATCAACCCCTCACAGGAACCAACACCATGGCAGCTATCGGCTCCCAAGCCCTAACCTACGCTGATTGGGCGAAGCGGCTCGAGGACGGCTACAAAGTAGCCTCCATCATCGAGCTTCTCTCCCAAACCAACGAAATCCTCGATGACATGATGGTCGTCGAAGGCAACCTCCCGACTGGACACAAAACCACCGTCCGCACCGGCCTCCCGCAGGCAACTTGGCGCTTGCTGAACCAAGGCGTCCCGAACGCCAAATCGACCACGGCGCAGATCGTCGACACCTGTGGCAATCTCGAAACCTACTCCGTCATCGACAAGGACATCGCTGATCTCAACGGCAACACCGCTGAGTTTCGCCTATCCGAGTCCCGCGCCTTCCTCGAAGGCATGTCGCAGCAGGTGGCTTCGACCCTGATCTACGGCAACCAGTTCGTGAACCCGGAACGCTTCACCGGATTCGCCCCGCGCTACTCAACGAAGAACACCGCGAACTCCCAGACCGCCAACAACGTCCTCGATGGTGGCGGCACCAGCAACACCAACACCTCAATTTGGGGCATGGTCTGGGGCGTAGACACCAACCACGCTACGTTCCCGAAGGGCAAGATGACCGGCCTGCAACAGCGCGATATGGGCGAGTGGCCCGTCGCTGACGCATCCGGCAACACCTTCCAAGCCTACCGCGAGCATTTCAAATGGGAGATCGGTTTTGTCCAGCGCGACTGGCGGTATGGTTTCCGCATCGCGAACGTGGACGTGACGCAGCTCACTGGCGTCTCCGCGGCGAACTTGATCAACCTCCTCGTCCGCGGCCTCTACCGTCTCCCGACCGCGCCGGTCTCCGCCACCACCATCCAGACCTCGGATACCCCCGCGGTCCGCGCTGACATGGGTCGAACGGTCCTGTATTGCAACCGCATCGTCAGGACCTATTTAGACCTCCAGGCTATGAATAAGACCAATGTACTGCTCCGGATCGAAGAATTTAACGGGAGGCCTATAACCACCTTTAGAGGAATTCCCGTTCGGACAGTGGATGGCATCCTTAGCAACGAAAGTCAGGTTACTTAGGTTTTGATGAACATGCTTACACAAGACCGCCTGAAGATCATGCTACAGTACGATCCGGAAACGGGTCTATGGACATGGTTGTGGTGCCCTCCGCCAAATCAACGATATACAGGAAAGCAAGCTGGTTATACCAGATCAGATGGCTACAACCTTATTCGTATTGGTGGTGTGGCTTATTATTGTTCTCGGTTGGCTTTTCTCTACATGACGGGGAAATGGCCAGACGAGGAAGTGGATCATAAGGATCGTGATCCCAACAATGATAAATGGGAAAATTTACGTGAAGCTACGAGCAGTCAGAATAAGATCAATCGTAGCTTAAATCCCCACAACACTTCTGGTTTTCGTGGAGTAAGCTGGAACAAAGCCCAAGAGAAATGGGTCGCTTATGTAGATACCATGCAACTTGGCGCTTTTGATACGCTTGAGGAAGCCGTAGCCGCACGCGACTCGGCAGCTAAAGAAGTTCATGGCGAATTTGCCATCCTCAACATCCAGGAGAATAAACAATGATTTTGGACGGCCTACTCTGCTTCACCTCCCTCGCAGGCGGTGGCTCCGGTGCCGGCGACAGCCCCACCACCGGCACGCAAGTCTCGACCAACTCCTTGGACCTCGGCCTTGTAGCCGGGATTCCGACCTCTGCCAACGGCGGCGGTGCCAGAGACATCGGCATCGGCGACGACCCGGCGATGAAGATTCTGGTGCAGGTAACCACTGCGTTCCTCGGCGGCACCTCGCTTCAAGTCAACATCCAGGGCGCGCCTGATAACGGTGCCGGCGCTGCTAGCGCATTCACGATCATGGCCGCCGGCCCGGTCGTGGTCCTCGCCAACCTCGCCGTCGGCACACGGCTCTTCGATAACGACATGCCGCGCCCTGCACCGGCACAAGCAATCCCGCGCTTCATCCAACTCGGCTATGTCAACGTCGGCACATTCACCGCCGGCGTAATCAAGGGCTTCCTTGTCCTTGACCGCATGGACATCGTCGAGCAGTCCAACGCGACGATGGGCGGCTATCCCGCCGGCGTCACGGTCGCGAACTGAGGCGCAGCCCATGAAACGCTTTCACAAACTCCTCGGGGCGGCGCTAGCCACCGCCCTTGCTGGCGCAGCCTACGCCCAAGTAAACTCCGTCGTCCAGACCTCTCTCTCAGGTCAAGAAGTCTGGCGCGCGGCGCAAGGCCCCGGCGGTCCTGAACAGTACCTCGGCATTGACACCGTACGCAACGGCACACAGTTCCAGAAGACCTCTGGTTCTGGTGCAGCCACCTCCACAGCCACCGGCGGCACACTTATGTGGATCGGTACTGCCCCTACCACATGGGCTGTGACGCTTCCGGCCACGCCGTTCCCCGGTCAGAGGGTAGTTCTCACCACCGATACTACCCTTACTTCTATGGTCACTGTTACCGCTGCTGCTGGCAGCACTCTTCACGCGACCTACACCTCCCAAACCCTGACTGCGTTAACACCCGTGGTCTTCCAATATCAACTCTTAACCACCACATGGTATAGGACTCAATAACATGCGCAAATACTTCCTCCCTTCCGCGCTGATCCTGTTGTTGGGTCTCGGCGCGGCGTTTGCCCAAACTATTACCCGCGCGATCCAGTTGTCGCAAGACACCACCGGGACGTTCTCGGTGGACTTCAACAACGGCGTTTACTTCCCCGGTCATATTCTGTCCCCGA